GTCCCATCCTCAACACTCATCGCTACCTGGAATTCTTAAAACATCCGAGATGAGATTGATGTACAACATCGGCAAAGATTACTGATTTTGGAACCCTGTCATGGATTGTTCTTTCAAGAAACAAATCGCACGACTTCCAAAATCAGATATATCTCTGTTTGCAGTACATTTTATCTGACCTCCGTCTCAGTTTTGAATTTTCCTTAATAGCGCGCTTTGGTTAGAAAGGATATCTATTTACAGATGGCTTGTACCATGAACCTGCACGTCGAGTTACACCTTTCGGTGTATTCCACGAACTAGTAGAAGAAATAAGCATTCGAACATAGGTTCTTCTCCATGAAGATTTCCTACAAATGAAGTTATTTTCCTCTATCTAGAGGCAGCACGTTGCTCTTCTCAATGGAGCACCCTGTACAAACTTAGGACAAGAAAGGAACTCCATGGAGCACCGTTAATCATGTCTTATATACCCGCTGTAATAGCGATATCCTTCCACATAACAATATGACGCGCTTTAGGCAGCATCAGGACAGATAGTATAAGAGACTTAAGGATCTCTAACACTGTCCCTTGGAAGTGAAGATGGTTAAGCGGCCTACTGGCCGCGGGACCGAGTTTAAAAGGGTTAAACCTATCGTCGGGAGTACTTCCCCCAGAATGTTTTAGGAACAGACAAACCTGTAGTTTTTTTGACATTTCCAGTTTAATCCCCAACCCTTTGCACAAGCGATGACAATACAACAGCTTGGTTCTTCTTAGGCTTACCTTCGAACACAGTTTCAAGGGTCGGTAACGATCCTGTGTACTTCCAGTGTGGCGCCTTGGCCCATTTCTCCTCTTGTTTCTTAAAATAATCTTCTGCGGATTCCCGTCTTCTAAAGACGGTCCGGAGTTCACGAAGATTAAAGAAAAATAGAGTTGAAAGGATAAGCTTGCTATATGAATCTTCAAAATTGAACATATTGTTTGATTCAGTGATAGCCCCTTCCGAATAGCAATCCGAAAAGGCCCCAAGACCTGATTTTTTGATCAACAAGTCCTGCAGCTCATCCATATTCCACTCCATTTTCCCCATTGGGGGATCTCGGAAATGATCACAATCCATCCTGTTCTTAAGACGGATTAAGTCATTTCTAAGGTCCTTACCTGGTGGAGGCAAGAACCCGAGACCGCCTGACCACAATGGCATGTAGTAAGGAACTTTGGGAAGAAATTTCCCATTATGTTTAAAAAAAACCTTATTCGCTATATCGGCTCTCTCGCTTCTTGTCGTTTCAAGGAGTTTACGCTGCAGTGCAGACAATTCATGCGGTTCATGCTCTTTCGAGCCGTCCTTTTGCCTGCCACTCACTAACCCCATGTTGACAAATTTCATCTCTTTCCAGAGACCGTCCACACTTCTAAAATGCAAACTGTTCATCACCAAAAGTCGTTCATGGAAATATGTTTTCCCAACGGAACTTTCAAGGCCTACAAGTGCACTTAAGTCCTCCCAGAGGCTCTTAAGTCCTTCAGAACCAGCAAGAACACAGTCATCCCCATTGATCAAAAGGGGCAGATCAATGAGCTTTTTTCGCCCATTTAATTCGAAATTGTCCATTTCAAGCGCCAATCTACAAATGGCGGCATTGATAATACACAAAATCGGGAAGGACTCTACTGAGCCCATCAACTGACCATGCGTTTGCGGCTTAACTTGGGGATCCCCAAGTTGACCTTTTTCGCGGGGCTCTTCTATAAGATGACCCACGAGAGACTTTCTATGAATCTCTCTCATATCTATGATGAGATCCCCATCCTGATTTTTCAATTTCCAGTCTTCGTCGGACCGAACACAATCCATTACTGCGTTTATACAGTACTCGGAATATTCAGAATAGATATTATCTGTACTGGCTTTGTAATCGCCTGATAATATCTTCTGATGGTGTTCTATCGCACTCGCGAAGACCTCATTCACTATTTGCTCTGTTAATGGTTGACCAACAAGTCGAAAAGTTGGATGCTTTCTAAGTACTGAATGCATAAACTTTTGGAACGACTTGGCCATATAATATTGAGCAGGGGGTCCTTTTGTTATAACTCGAACTTTTAAAGGTTCAGGTAACCCAACGGTCGCTGTAAGATAATTGCGATTAAGGTTTATGTCCTGACAAAGTTCGAGAAAAAGAACTTTATAACAAAAGTCAACAGGATGATCATCAAACTCAAGATACCAACCATCTCTAGGATTCCAATCCAGATCGCAGCGGTCTTCATGACCCGGCATTTCGTCTGAATAAATCCCAAAATGTTGTCCATATTTGAGGGAGAAGTTGTTTGCTAAGGCTTCGGCCTTCATTTCAACACTCTTTCTGACACATTTTAGTTCAAGATTTGCTAATTTCTCTTCTTTCCAAAAGAGACAAGCCTCTGTGATTCTAGTGAGTTCTTTTACTATCCTATGATCTTGGATAGACTCTCTAAATTCTATATGATGTTCTAAAACGGTCCTGTCGGAACCAGAAATTTCTCTTTCTGGGTAAAAGTCCATGAGATCGATCAATTCTTCATCTCGATATAACTCCAAGAAAGACTCAGTACAATACTTGAGTCTATCGTAAAACTTGTTTTCTATAGTTTTAACTTCATTGGAGGAATATTCCTCGAGAGATTGATCGTCTCTATTACCCAGGATAATTTCCTGAAATTTTCTGAGATCCATGGTTCGCTGATTTAGCGGACCTACAGCAGGTATCTTCTCGGTTAACAATTGAGTTATGAACTCCGAGACATCCTCCACACCCCCACCATCCTTGCGACTGTAATTGTAGTTCGCCGATGTACTCGGGAAATAGCCCTTGAACATTTTACGGTCCGTGAACTTTTTGTTCCCAAATAACTCTCTGACTAATCTGAGAATTTCACGTTTTATACGTCTTGAATCAATTCGACGTAAAACATTCCATCCCACAGTATTTAACTGTTCAGAGGTCCAAAACTCCCTCATTTCTTCTTCTTGTTCTTTGAGATAGAAGACTTTGAAAGGTAGAGTTTCGACATCAGCCAACTCCCAGTCCTTGCATTTTTGCAATGGAGGAGGATCGGTTAGCTTCTTGTAGGTCTCAACGCGTTTTTCAAAAACCATCGTTGGATCGACAGGGGGACAACCCTTCTTTGACATCAGAATGTCCACACCCAGTAATTCTAGTGGTAGAATACCGGCTGACTCCATTGACTCATAAAGAAGGATTGGCCTTTGGTGAGCAATCTTGCGTAGAAAACGCATAGCTCTGCCATAGAAAAGGTTGAAAGGCTTTCTGAATATCTCCTCATCGGGATGGGGTGGTTTTATTGGATCTTGACCATAGATACAAGAGAAAAACGAACAGATTTTCCACTTATATAAAGGAGCCCAACTATTGTACCCATATTTCTTGACATATGAGAGATATTCGTACTTATGGCGTAAGTAGCCTTTTAAGTGTGAACTGTACTCCGATGTTTTCTTTTGACCGGCTTCATAGCCGTTAATCACTAAAACATCGTAGAGATTGTCCACGAGAGTTCCTACTTTCGAGATAACTTCTCCCTCCATTTCTTCTAAGAAAAACTGAATCAGTTTTCTTTCAGAGGTGCAGATATTATCCCGGATTTCCTTCGCATCATCATGCGGTAAAGCTTGTGCTTCCTCGGTTGACGTACTACCCAGTAGGACTGAGGCATCGTCGGGTTTAATTGTTTTTTCTTCTTTTGGAATGTTAATTGATTGTAACATATCGATATGACTTTCGGACGAGAAAAAACTAAAG